ACAACACGCCCAGCACAGCAGCACTGTTGATGCCAAAATTACAATACAGATTTAGAGTTTTATTTTTAAACTTTGGTGTGGGCGGTTCTACTCAAGAATTAACCAGACAGGTTATAGATGTGGCTAGACCACAAGTGAGTTTCACTGAAATACCAATCGACATTTATAACTCTAAACTTTATTTGGCAGGAAAGCATGAGTGGCAAATGACAACAATTAATCTACGTGACGATGCTACAGGTAGCGTTGCAAGATTAGTTGGACAACAAATACAAAAGCAAATGGACTTTGTTGAGCAAGCAAGTGCAGCAACAGGTCAGGATTATAAATTCCAAATTAATTACGAAGTATTAGATGGTGGTAACGGTACAGCGACCCCAACAGTTTTAGAAACTTGGGAAATGTACGGTTGTTTCATACAAAACGTAAATTACAACACCTTAAATTACGGTACAAATGAACCTGTAACAATCGCATTGTCAATAAGATTTGATAACGCAATACAAAGTCCTCTTGGTTCTGGTATTGGTGTTGCAGTTGGTCGTGCTTTAGGTGGAACAACAATCACTGGTATTGGTACTTAAAATTTAAATGGCAGGATTTTTTGATAATCTACTTGGCGAAAATCTCGGGCAAGGTGTTCTAGGCGGTTTATTCGGCACAGAATATCTCCGAGATTTCCAACATGCAAGTAGGGTTTTCCGTAGCGATGGTTACGCATATAGCCCTAAGTTTAAATTTCTATTTCATGTAACTTTTGATATTAATACAGAACTTGTAGGTGCTAAAGCATTTTTTCCTGAAGGCACAAACACACATTTTGGATTAGCTGTCAAAAACGTTCAGTTACCAACGTATACTATAGATACATCTACTCTTAATCAATACAACAGAAAAAGAATTGTTCAAACCAAAGTCAAATACGACGATATACAAATTGCCTTTCATGATGATAATGCAAATTTGATTCGAAATCTTTGGTATGGATACTTTACTTATTATTACAAAGACTCAACACAAAATGCAGCCCAAACACAAGGATTAGTGCCTGATTTAACACCAGATTTTGTAAATCAATTTGCTACTAGTAGCAACGTTTTTGATTATAATCGAAGAAATACATATGATAATTCTATATATGGTGACGATGAATGGGGTTATATAGGACAAAGCACAAAGGATCAATTAACCGCGTTGTCTAATACTTTAGGCGTAAGTAAAGCACCTTTCTTTAAAGCAATTAACATCTATGGATTTAATCAACACAATTTTGTGCAATACAGATTAGTAAATCCAATGATCACTAATTTTAAACACGATACATATGATTATTCTGCTACCAATGGTACAATGGAGCATACAATGACAATTGCTTATGAAGCAGTAAATTATAATGAAGGCGCTATTGACGGTAGAGCAATAATGACAAATGGTACTTCACCTAATGCAAAACCAGTTGTTGGCGACTTTGGTATGCATTTATATGATACAGTAATGAGTCCTATCGCTAGACCTGGTGCAAATCAAACAATACTTGGTCAAGGTGGTTTAGTAGATGCTGCAGGAGGTGTGTTAGGTGGTTTAACTGGAAACGATCCATTAGGTGCAATACTCAGTGCTGGACGTGCATATAATACATTTAAAGGGGCTGACCTAGGAAGATTAGCTACAAGTGAATTTAAGACCGGAGCAATAAATTCAGTTCAAGGTACTCCAAATAGAAACACTCTTTTTAGTTTCCCAACTTTTAATAGATAATTATGCCAACTAATGATTTAACAAGTCAACTTGATAACACAGTCAAAGTTTTTGATAGATTTTATTCAAGTGAAGTAACTGTAAATGCATCAGAATTTGATGTGGTTTATAGTTATTTTAAAAGTGTATGTCAGAGTGAAAATACAGCTAAAAATTTTACAGCAATTATTTTTAGAATGTCAGCATATACCGGTGAACCTGTAATGACTTTGCTTGAATTTGTTCAAGGTAAAAGAGGTCTACAATTAAATGCGACAATGGCTTACTATCTCAATAGTTTAAAATCTAAAACAACATTATATGGCGTAGCAAATCTGCCTATCCCTAATCCTAGTGTACAAAGAAATATAGTAATTTAAAATGGCTAAGTGGGCACAAGGCATTTACGAAGTCAAGAATCCAAACAAATATGTGGGTAATGGCAAGCCTAAATATAGATCAGGCTGGGAACTGACTTTTATGATGTTTTGTGATAATAACAACAGTGTCATAAAGTGGGCAAGTGAATCTATAAAAATTCCATATCGTAATCCACTTACAGGTAAACAAACAATATATGTTCCTGATTTCTTCATATTATACGAAAATAAGTTCGGCCAAAAACATGCTGAAATTGTAGAGATTAAACCTAAAAAACAAAGTCTTATTGAAAGCCGCACTGCAAGCGCAAAAGATAGGGCGACTGTAGCAATCAATCATGCTAAATGGCAAGCTGCAAATATATATTGCAAGGCACAAGGCATCACGTTTAGGGTAATTACCGAAGACGACCTATTTTATAATGGTAAGAAAAAGTAAATAAATACTACTATTATAACATAGTGTATGACTAAAAAATTAAGCGAATTATTCGATCTCCCACTTGAATCCGATACTGAACAGATTGACGATATCATCCCTGTTCCTGAAGAAGTAACTACACAAGCTTACAATAATTTAGAAAAAATTGAAAATGCACTTCCCCAAGTGCGGGGGCTTGAAGCAAGCGATACTGAAATGGATGAATTAGCTGACTTAGCTAAAAATAGCTATAATGATTTGATGGAGCTTGGTATGCAAGTAGATAGCAGATTTGCTGCTGAGATTTTTGGCACTGCAGGAACAATGTTAGGACATGCAATTACGGCTAAAACAGCTAAAGTCAATAAGAAGATAAAAATGATTGAATTGCAACTAAAGAAAGCAGCACTAGATGCTAAACTTAACGAAAAGACTAAAGAAATAGAGAGTATTCCTCAGGGCAATGGGTCTACTTTATTGGATCGTAACGAACTGCTTAAATCTTTAATCGCAAGTAAAAACGGAAATAATGATAAATAATACTATAGGAATTGAACCATGAAAACCTTTCGCCAATATTTAGTTGAGAGTGTACGAACATACAAGTACACACTTAAGATAGCAGGAGATGTTGATAGCAAGTTTTTAGACTTGCTGCGCATGAACCTTAAGAAGTTTGATCCAGTAAAAATTGAAGATCCTAAAACTACCCCAATTCAGAAAAATCCATATGGATTTCCTGATGTTGAAAACGAGTCAGTGACGATTATCAAGTGCGAGTTTAAGTATCCAGCTACAGAACCGATGATTCAGCAAATGGTTCAATTAATGGGTAAAAATGTTAATCAGGTTCGACTAATAACATCAGAATATAACGATAGCATAAACCACGAAGTCGATCAATATGCAAATGAAGCAAGTCACAGTCCATTATTATTGCATACTGAATTAGAAGATGACGGTAAACAAGCTAGCAAAGATTACGGTAGTCAATATCTAGATAAAGTTATACCTAAAAAACCAACTTTTGATTATCAATATGCTGGCACAAAAACACCTGACAGTCCTAATAAAACTAAAGAAGGTATACAAACAAAGAGTCCTATGACTAATGTTAATAGACCACCAAAGCCAAAGACGGGAGCGAGTTTTAACAAATGATCGATTTTACAACAAGCCAATTAACTTGGATAGTGGTCGGAGCTTGTAGTTTAGGCGGTGGCGGCTATTTAACTATGACCTCAACAGTAAGTGATTTAGACAAAAAAATTGAGGTATCTAATGCAAGAGCAGAATCAATGAATGAAAAACTTAGTTCATTACAGCAGCAATTAGATCGAATTGAAAATAAATTAGATTCAGGTAGAAAATGAAATCCAAAGACATCACGAACAAACTAACTGAATGGACTGATCCAATGGATATGCTCAATCGCGGTCGTCGTGGAGCTGAAATGGGAGGAGGGCCGGAACGTGGTGGATTTGGTGGTTACACAGGAGGTCCTAGTCCGTTTGGTGGTGGCGGTGCTAGCAGAAGTGCTGCAAAAAAAGAATTTGGTAAAGAACAATCACGTACAGCAACAATGTCTCCGGCACAAAAACAAGCTGAAAAAGAAGTTCGTAGTGGACAATTCTCACCTTCCCCAGCACCTAAAAAAGGTGAAGAACCTATACCAAAACGTGAAACTCCTCCTGAATTAACAAGATCATCTCCTGAAGTTAGTAGAATACCTGCACAACAAAGAAAAGCACAAGCAGAAAAATCTGCTGCAGAAAAAACAGCAGAAAAAGAACCAGTTACAAAAACAAAATATCAACGTGATGCAGACCTTCCAATTGTAGGTAAAAAGACTACTACTGGACCTAAACAATTGACTCCACAAGAAAAAGCAGAAGAATTATTAAAAGGTCAAGGATTTAAAAAGGAACCGGGAAGTGTAAGTGGTAGTTTTAAACCAAGAAAGTCAGAACCAAAAAAAGCTGATAAAGAAAAAACAGAACCAGCAAAAGCGGAACCAGCAAAAGCAGAACCAACACCACAAGAACCTGCAGCACCTAAACAAAGAACTACGTTAGGTGGTGATCCTATACCCCCTGGTCATATTTGGAATCCAAAAACAGGAAAATATGATCCACCTCCCAGCCCAAGTGCATTAAAAGATTTGGCAGCGATACCAGGAGGTATTGCACGTTCACTTAATCCACAAGATAGAAAAGCAGCAGCCACGAGTGTAGGGGGTCATGCAGCACTACTTGCTTATTTACTGATGAGTCCAGAAGAGAAAAAGGCAGCTGCAGAAAAATCTCAATCTGCACAAAGAGGTGATTCTGAAAAACCAATTACGATAAACTTTATTGATCCAGGTTCAGAACCTGCAGCAGATGCACCTGCATCAGTAAGTCCTGACAGTAAGGCGATTACAACAACTACATCATCAGACAGTCAAGTTGATAGTGATAAATCACTACCGCCTGTTGTAGTAACTGCTAAGCCAGAACCAGTAAAACCTGAAAAGAAACAACCAGAGAATAAAGAAGAAATTAAAAAACGTGAGGAACCCAAAGATAATTCTGAAGTTATGGCAACGACAGAGCCAAGTTCTTGGGAAGTTGAAAAAGAAAAAGAAGAAGAAAAAGCAGAAGCAGATAAAGTTGATGACGAAAAAAATATCACAACAACTCAGGCTGTACCTGAGCCAGAAGAAGATGAAGATGATTTAATTAAAAAACTATTAAAAAATTTATTTTCATCTCCTGAACCAGAACCGGTCGAAAAATCTGCACCAACAAAAGAACCAGATTCTGAACCAGCTAAGGAGCCTGAAGCTCCTAAAGCTGAGCCTAAGCCAGAACCAGAAAAGAAATCACAAGATGATTCAGGTAGAGCAGACGCACAAAAAGGTAATTTAATTAATTACGGTGATGAGAGAATTGCTTATCCTAAATTTGATCAAGGTGAAAGAAACGAATTACCTAGAGATTCAGAAAAAACTGGTTCTGATACTAGAACACGAAAAACTGACAGTGACACGGATAGAGGTCCAGCAGCTAGCGGTAAAGACAATACTACAAACTATGCTCCACCTGCTCCAGAAAAATCCAATCAAGATAATGATAGATCATCAAGAGTACGTGAGAGATTAAGACAACGTAGAGAACGTGAGTTTAATCCTGAATTACAGGATTTTAAAAGAATGACCCCTGATGTGAATGAATCACTCAATCATATTTTAGGTTTAGCAAATATTACAAAGAAAGAAATTGTGGAGTCAACTACTATGAACTTAGACATGAGACAAATGATTGCTTTATTAG